CGCCTTCTTCTAGTCCACCAATTTCCAATACATTACCATTTTCGATGTCTTCATTATATCTTAATGACAAAAGGTCTTTTGCCATAATTGTACCTGACATATTATCAGTTCTTACGCATGCATATTTTTCCATAAATAATTACCTTTCCTTTTTTTTAATTTCCACTATGTGGTGGATATTTTGTGAAAAATCCCCCATAAACTTCTACTTTTTCTTCAATATTAAATGAGATTTTGCTTTCACCTTTCTTCTCTTTTTCAACATTTACTGTTTTTCCACGTATTGCAAAGCATTTCTCTCTTAATTCTTCAGCAGAATTATAGGTCATTTTTTCTTTTACAATATTTTCGAATTCTTCATTCCCCTCAAGGTCAGAAAATTCTTTAATAACTTCTGAATACTTTATTTCACGGTCAGCTTTCAAACGTTCAATTTGAAATTGTTTTAATTGGTCGTATTCAGCTCTTTCCTTCTCTAGTTTATCTACTTCTTCTAATGTTAAGAATTGTGAAACAACTGTCGTAAAATCACCATTGAAAGTTACACAACTATTTTCGTCTATTGTGTATTCAACTCTGCAGTATCTTTCAGTACATTGTTCGCCAACAAATATTTCTTTCATATAAACATATTTGTCACAATAATCAACCATAAAATAACCAATGTAATTGCCATTTTCATATTTACAAAGATTCTCACATGCAAGTGCAATAGCATTTCTCTTGTCCTTGTATGTCAATGCAAAGTTGTTTTCAGGTAATGTTTCTGCTGATTCTTCTTCATTAACATCTGGTGTGGCTTCATCTGTGGATTCTTCATCCTTTAACTTTGCCTTTAATTCTTCCTCGGTCATCTCATCGGTTATCTCGAATTTTAGATCTTCAAGTTTTAAACCAAATGCACCAAGAATAGAATTAATCATTTCGTTTGTTAACACTTTTTGTCCCCCTTCTTGATTTTCTATAGTATGGAAACACTTTTTCACTTCTTCCTTAAATTCTTCCATAAGTTTTACAAATTCTGAATCTACGGAGAATTGATATGGCTCTATACGGCTATCTGGAAAACAAGGTTCAACATGATATTCTTTATCTTTACTTTTTCCAAGCAAACACAATGCTGAAAAAGCAAACTCTTTAATATCAACATACCTACCGTCATCCTTTAAGGCTTCGCTTGATTTTATGTCAATTTCCATACTCTGACCAAAGTATAGATTTTCGTCATAAACAGCCTTAAACAAATCAGGATATCTTCCAGTCCACAAAACAACATTTGAAACCAAATAAGTTGCTTCGTTTCCCATACTATCAATTATTGTTTCAAAGTGCATATCATTGTTTTCAGGGACAACGCCATAAGGCACGCATACGCTTTTAAAAATTAATTTATTATTTTCGTCTCGTGCAACTTCAAAGTCGTGTCCTCCCATGTGATATTCACCATCTTCCCCAACATACATATGTCCAACAACAGGTATGTTGTAAATTGTTGGAAGTGCATCTTCCACTGCTTCTTTACTAATACAAGAATAATTCCTGTTTTTACCAACCGCCATTACATAACATTTGCACAATGTCATCTCATCATTTAAAGGTTTAACAGGAGTTATTTTTGCATTAAACTTAACTGATTCACGTTTCACTTTATTCTCCTAATTAAAATCTTAATTTAGTGTCAACAGTCAGCTCGGTTGTTGTGTATGTAGAACCTAATAATTTCATTAGTTCTGCTGACTGTATAAAAACATAAACTTCTCTATTGTTTTGAAGTTCTGTCATATAAGAAAAACCGCCGTCTTGTAAAGCATCGGCGATTTTTTTATCATAAATTTTTACTAATTTTCCCTGTTTATTTTCCATATATCCTCCAATTACTGATTACTATTGGAATCATTATCTCTGGTCTTTTCTCCGCCATCCGACAAATCCTCCTCGTCTACTTGTGGTCTTCCTTGTGATTTCACTCCTGTAGAGTTATGGCTATTAGTCATTGGAACGAGTATCGAATCAATTTGTAACACATCATTTTCCAAATACGATAACCCTTCAATATCTCCTTGAGGAATTCCAAGCACAGCAGCATAATGCGACTTTCCAAGTCCAAAAGCAACTGCGCCCTTATACATTTCAATAAATTCTTCACGATTATATATGGTCACAGGCAAAATAGAAATTTTAAACTTAAATGAACCAGTTATACTTGTCTTAAGATGTAAATTTACTAATCTTTCTATTTGTTCAATAATGCCAATAATATAATTTTCATCATTTTTGATTGCTAACTTTGTTACTCCCGATGTGTTATTTGTTACGCCGTGCAATAGTCCTGAAGTACCTGCCGTTGTCCAATAGTTATTTATAGCCCTGCTTACATTGTCTATTTCTGCCGTCGAACCACTTTGCTCAAAGTCAAATGATTTTAGGTTAAACGGCGAAATTGCAAGGCCAACTCCGTCACCAACTGCATTAGCAAGATGATTATAATACTTTAAGTATAAGTCCCAAGACATCAATGGTTTCCCAGCATCATCTGTAGGAACCTGCCCTGCTAACATTTTGTAATTATTCAACTCGTCTTTTGTTTCCTGTAATTGTGATGCATTTTCGATTGTGTATAGAGATGGCATTGTTGAGGCAAAACAAGGTATTGAATACTCTAAAATACTTGTATCTGCCTTAACACAAACAGAAACATCCATTGGTATTTCCTTCCACTTTTGTTTATCCTTTTCGTATTCTGCATATAAATCAGAAATTATTTGAGGATAAAAAGAAAGTTTATCTTTCCCTATCTTTGACATATCAACAGAATATAAAAAAACACCATCTACCATAGATGATATTTTGCAAATATCTGGATTAATTCTTTGAATAATGGAAGTGGTTCCATCTGACACTCTAATCCCGTAGAATGTACCTTCTCTTAAAGCGACTGTTAAAATCATTTGCCCCATATTCTTTAAGTGCAAATTCTCCATTTCGTGAACTGATTTAAGGTATTGTTTCTTAAAAGTTTCAACTTTCTTACCCTCAATCTTACCTCTATCAAAATTAACTGGAGAAATAATGTATGCCCAGGTATAAAGATTTGAATAATAACTTATTAATCGTTGATAGTGCATTGATGATAAATACATATAAATAGAAGCATCTCTTAAGTTTTTCTCATTACTTGCAGGATTTTTAAGCCATTCAATAATGTCTTCCTTTTTATATTTAGAGAAAGTTGTTGCTTTATTTGCCGATGTATTGTTTTGGGCGTTTTTAATTGTTGCTTTTAATAGATTCTTTGCAAAATATTGCATATCTGAATTGTACTTATCTAAATTTTGCTTATTTAAGTTTTCCAACTCAATTATTCGCTGCTCTAAATCTTTTCTTTTCATTACCCCTCCTTTTAATATTTAGATTTTATTTTTGGTGAACGAAACTTAAAAACCAAATCTTCAACTGAAGGATTTGACATTGCTGCCCTCAACTCTCGTTCCTTCTCTTTTGCCAGATAAATGTTATAGCTTAAAGAACTGTACCTATCTTTTCTTTTACCAGCTTTTTCTTTAACTTTTATAACATTATCTTTTGTTTCATATTCAAGTTCTACAAGCTCATTCGCTAGCAAGGTAGTGTTTAAATATGGTATTTTTAGGTTTATTTTGTCTTGAGGTGATAACTTGTTATATCCAGGAATATCCATTAACAAATCTTCTGCATCATATTCAGAAACCAAGAGTCTAACCTGATTTTGCTTTAATGCCTCTCTTAATCCCAATGCACACTGTGAGTTGAATGTTGAGTTACCATTTATTGCATATATTTTCTTTGGTGCATCTGGAACCCTACATCTATCTGCAATTTCCTTATTGTTACAACACGAAAGTGCTGGATAAGTTATTCCTGTGTTTGGATCATATAAGTCGGCCATAATTAAGTCAACTACACCTAATCCAACTCCTTTACAGTCAATTACTAAATAGTCAGCATCAAATTCATCTACAAGTTTTCTTATTGCAAGGGCCTGCTCATCTGTTCTTAACCCTTCCTGGTTTTTGGAATAAGTAATATTGCTAACTAACTTATTAGAACCTGTTGGCATTAACTGATTCAAAAATATTGATGTTGCATCGTTATTATTGACATTTGATGACATAAGAGCAATATCGGCAGATAAAATTCTGATTTCTCCCGGCAATTTATTTTGAATCAGCAATCTTTTGTCATTTAATCTACATTCGCCATTTGCTGGAAAACACGGATAATGAATTTTTCTGTTTTTTGAAATGTCTTCATAATTATATAAACCACCTTCATCATCAGAAAAGAATAAACACTCCATTTCCATAGACCAAGTAACTTCATTAAAATCACTTTCTGACATTTCATCTTCAACTTGTTCCTTACTTAAAAGATTTTCTTTAATAGCAAGTTGATATGGAAGCGCACAAATAAAATACTTTCTTTTTGTATCTACTAATTGTGCTGTATATGATTTTGCCTTTTCATAAGACCAGTGTGATTTATACCAGCAAGAAGACATATAAATCTCTTTATTTCTTTCAGTTAAATGCTGATATTGTTTTTTGTTCAAATAGCCTGGTTGCCTTGGTGCAATTAAGAATTTTCTTAAAACTGCTTGAATAACATTTAAAGGCACCAACCTGAACTCATCGCAAACTAAAATATTTGCCCTTGCACCCCTGGCATTGTCTGACGCCGTTACAACCTTTATTCTTGAGCCATTATGAAAGTCAACATAAGCATCTGCTTGACTTGTTGAAAAATCCTTTATTTCGCTCCGCAGATTAGAAGATGCCGGCATTAAAATTGTAGTTATTTTTTCAATTACTTCTATTGCCTGCCTTCTTCTGCCCGATGCAACACATATTCTTGTTCCTGGATATAAAATACATCTCACGACACAAAAAATTGCAGTGAGATACGTTTTACCTAAGCCACGACATGCAAGGAACATAAAATAATTCTTAAAATTCATCATACAAATTAAAATTTTTTGAAAGAGTTTTAAGTTTAAATTAAGATATTCCTTACAAAAAATATGTGGATTTTCCCTATAAAAAGAAGCTTTACGTGCAATTGTATTCATTATTTTTTGTGCTTTGCCCTGTAAAACTTCTTGTTCTGTTAATTTTTTATTCTCCAAGGTCGTCCTCCTCATCATCGAGAAGTTCTTCCTCATATTCTTGTTTTGTTACAGTATATTTTGACATTTCTTCTTCATATTTTGCTGCATAATCATTCTCTATTTTCATAGCTTTTGATAGATGACCAAAGAAGAATGTATCTATGTATTTTTTAATATAATCAACATCTCTAAATTCTTCATCTAATTCAGGTATTGGTTGTTCATCTTCCCATTTCTTAATTAATGTTCCAAACGTGTTTTGTTCAACCAATGAATTATCGTTGTTTTGATTAGGTTTTAGATTTGCAGAACCCAATAAATCTTGAAATGACTTAAATGCTTCTGCCACACCTTTAGGATTATTTTGTTGTTGAGCCCTTCTTATTAAAAGTTGAGCCATACACAATGCTTTAAATAATTCTTCTTGTGCTTTTGTTTTTGCCTCGTGGCGTGTAACCCATTCATCAAACTGTTCTCTTAAAAAAACATATTCATCTGGTTTATAACCAGCGCCAAACATGTTGATGTCTTCTTCGCTTACCTGAATTCCTTCATCCCCATTGTTTAACTCTTTGAGTTCAGAAATGTTATTAATGGTGTCATTCTCTTTTCTTTCAATAGTATCAAGATAAGTGGCACACCCTTTGTCT